TCCGTCCGCCTGAACCTCGCTGTCCCCGAACACGGTTTTGACAATCCTTTGCAGGACGGCCACGAACCGCGGGCGGGTCTTTGCCTTTTCCAGCACGTCCCGCAAGTAGCGCACTTCCTCGATCTTGTCCCACGCCGTTTTCTCCCGCTGGGAGTTGGTGGCAATCAGGTTCAGACCGTCCCGGATTTCCTGATCTTCCGCCGCTTCCTCGTTCGGCTCCACGGAACAGGTGACGAATTCATATTGCGGCTTTCCATCTTCCACAAGGGCCAGCGACGCGAGGCGGCGGCGGTGGCCCGCAATGACTTTGTATTTCCCGCCGTCCAGCGGAACGACGGTCAGGTTTTGCAGAACTTTCCCGGCGATCTCGATTGCCGCTTTCAGTTCTTCAATCTCCCGCATGGAATAGAAATTATCTTCCGACGGCACAAGGTCAAAGACGCTGATTTTCTTGATCTCGCTTTCAGTGGGGCGGGGCGGGTTGTCCCCGCCCTCCGCCGCCTGCCGCGACGCATTGTTCAAAATCTGATTCAGATTGAATTTTCCCATGATGTACGCCCCTTTCTGTCCGAATCGGACGGTTTATCTGTGTACGCCAATTCGTCCGGCACCTGTAATCAGTTTGAACGCTTCCCGGCACCCGTCCGGGTCCCCGCAACCGGGCCAGAATCCCGCTCGGCAAAAGCGTTTGTCCGTCACGTCGTCCACGTCCAGCCGATCACAAATCCCGCATTGATACGCCCGTATTTTCCCGTTTTTGCAATACTCCGGGGACAGCTTCTTTTCCCTCATGCCTTTCCCCTCTGCAAATATTCCCGCACGAAAGCGATATAGTCCATAGCGGTCCCGCTCCGGCGGCTGTATTCCGCAATCGGCATTTCCGAAAAGGTGCTTTCGGTGACTTTCTCCGAATACCGAATGCGGGTGTCAAATACGGGGTATTCCGGGCGGCTCCGCAACCACGCTTCGCCCTGCTTCTCTGCGTCGGCCCGGATAAAGCAGGTAATCAGGCACCCGGCCAGCCGCAAGCGCGGGTTCAAGTCGTCCCGCGTGTCCTCGATCTGTTCTTTCAGTTCGGCCAGCCCGTCGAAAGCGTACTTGTCAATCTTAATCGGAATAATCACGTCATCGGAGGCAACAAGGGCGTTTATCGTGGAAATGTTGATGTCCGGGGCGTTGTCGATAATGCAGAAGTCATATTGCCCCGCTACGGGGTTCAGCGCGGCCCGCAGGCGCGTTTGCTGTGGGCGGGTGGTGTCCATCAGCACTTCCATATTTGCGCGAATCAGCGTCATGTTAGCGGGCAATACGTCGATATTCTCGAACCGGGTCTTTTTGATGACCTCCCGCACGTCCAGCCGCCGGGCGGTCAGAACGTCGGAAAGGCTCTTTTCATCGTAGGAATGGACCCCAAATGCCTTTGACGTGTTGCCCTGCTTGTCGTTATCCACAAGCAAAACCCGCTTATTGTGGAAAACCGCGAGGACGTGGGCCATGTTGTCGGCGGTCAGCGTCTTTGCCACGCCGCCTTTCAGGTTGATAATGGAGATAATTTTCATCGGTCAAACCTCCTTGTTTTATTTCTCCCGCTCGACGGCGGGGTTCTATGTGCGCCGCCGCTTCCGCCGCGGGGCTTCCTGAATCTTCACCAGCGGACCGCGCCCGTCCAACTCATACAGAAACACGGCTTCCCCGGTCTGTGCGCTGTACTGGCACACAATGTCGGTAATCGTGCGTTCCTCCGCCAGGAAGCGGAACGCCAGCCCCGGCGGGTGGATTTCGCGCCCCGTCACGATCTTGTCGCCTATCTCATAGGGGCAAGAGGCGGAAATTTTTATGGTCGTCATGTGGTCGCCTACTTTCTGTTCGGTCCGGCGCGGCGTTACTCGAACCGCCGCTTGATGAAGTCTACGAATTCCGGCGGAAGTGGGCCGCTTTCATCCCCTGCAATCAGCATTACGCCTCCGCTTTGTGTCGCGGCTTCCCGTTGTTCCGGGCGCGGGGTCGCGGCAATATGGACCAGCTTTCCGCTGTTGTCCAGTTCATACAGGAATGTAACGGTCCCGTTCTTCACGCTATGTACGCACACAATGTCGGTGATCGTGTGGACCTCTTCGACAACCGCCGCCGGGTCAAGTCTGAACGTCTCCGCCTCTCCCGGCTTCACTCTCCGGCGGCTCTTGATTTTGTCCCCGATCTCAAAAGGGCACGTTGCGTTGAATGCCGCAAGTTTCATTGTTCTGCCTCCGTTTCTCCGGGGAAATTGATGATTTCCCCGGTGCTTTCGTCTACGTTGATTCGGTACTGTGTTTTGTCTATGGCTTCCGTCGCGGGTCGGTCTATCTTCTTTTCCGCCAGCGCGCGGCTACATTGCCGGGCCAGCGCGGAAAGGTGGTAGACGGACTTTTCATTGATGACGTTATACGGCATGATGACCGCCGCGACGAAAAGCCCGGTCTTTGCGACAATGTACGTCATTCCCTGCGGGGTTTCCCGCTCGTACAACTGCACCATGTCAATTACATCTTCCAGCGGCGATAAATACTTGTTCTGAATGAACGAAATCCCGTTCCGCGTTTGCAACGGCTTCAACACGCCGCCGTCGTACACCAGTGAAAGGCTCTCTTCGTCAATCCGGTGTTCCGTCGGGTCCGTGTCGGAAAGGTTGATTCCCTCCGGCGCGTGCTGGTGGCGGAATATGATCTTCTCTTGCTGTTTGGCCGAAATGTCGAACATGGAATAGATATTTTCTTCATCCATGTATGGAAGTCCTGTGATCGGGTAAATTGCGGATGAATCCCCAAGCCATTGTGAAACCTCTCCGCCGGATTCCTCCCGGTCATACAGACAGAAGATTTTCGTTTTACTGCAAATGGAAGCAACTTTCTTTAGTTTCATGTGGGTTCACCGCCTTTCTTTTCGAGGTATTCCCGCATGACACGGACAGCCACGCGGCACGCCTCTTCCGTGGCCGCAAGCACCGCTTCCGAACCTCTGAACCCTCCGAAATACCGATAACCAAACAGGGCGGCGCGGCTTGTCTCCGGGTCAAGAATCGCTATGGCCTCTTCGATGGTCATTTTCTGTTGTTCACCCATTCCGGCTTCCTCACTTTCTGCGCCGCTTCCTGCGCTTCTTTTTGGGTGTCCGGGGCGGGGGTGTGGCCGTCTGCGGCTCCGGCACGATCTCTTCGCAAAGAACTTCGATTTCCTCCACGTCCTCCGGCTGAAAACATAGTGTCGCGCCGGGGTCGTAGGTCCCCGCGGCCCAATCCGCCTTGAACTGTTCAAGGTCGTTTTTGTATCGGGGGAACGGGTGGACCTGCTCGGAATGATAAATTGCCATCATCATTCGTTCGTCGTCCGCCGGGTTCCAGTTATGCAGGTGATAGGCTTCGTGGTTGTCGTAGTCCCAAAGGGACAGCAGGACCACCAGCCCGTCAAACTCTGCATTCGCCCGCTGAATGCTCTCGAAATCCCGGTACGTCATCCCCTGTCCGGCGTACCGCTCCCGGATTTCCTGAATGGTCTTGCCGCCCGTATGGAGGCGGCACCGAATGACTTTCGGTTGATAGGTCATGTATTTTCACCGTCGCTTTCCGTTGTAGATGACCACCATCGACGGGAACGGGGCGGGGGCGTATGCGTTGCCCTCTTCATCGGTGAAGCGTAGCCGCCCGCGCACAAACCGGATTTCCGCTTTCCCGTATATGTAGTCGTGAAAGTATGCTGTGTCTGTTCTGGCCGGAATCAGAAGAACAACCGTTGTCCCGCTCCGGGATTCTTCATAGGCTTTGCGAACCCATTTCCCGGTTTCCCGTCCGTATGGAGGGTTACACCAAACAGCCCCCCCGCAGGATTCCAAGGACTATTCAAACCATCGGTTTCCGGCGTGTAGTACGCCGGGCATTTTGCACTTTTGGTCGTCGCCGCCGCGTCCAGCACAAACCCGAATTCATCATTCAGATGGTCGAAAAAGTCTTGCGGCGTGCAATAGTCCATTTTCTTACTGCTCAATAAGGCCGCATTCATTCCGCGTCCTCCGTGTCCCGCTCCTTTGCGGCTTTTACCGCCGCCGGAATATCCCCGCGGCCTGCGCCCTCAACCTCCACGCGCACAACGTCGCCCGTTCGATATACTGCAATCTTCCGAGCCGGATGAATGGCCTTGACGATCTCCACAACAGCACCACCCGCCGCGGCTACCAGAACCACGAACCCCAGCCAAACCCAAAAAGACGAAAAGATAAATCGCAAAAACTCCATGTCTCTTCTTCACTCCTTTTTAATTTCTACCGTGCAAATTGTGTCGTTTCTCGAACCTCCGTGCGGGACAATAAGTACCCGCTCCATCGAAAAGCCGCGTTTTGCACCGCATCCCATACTATTCCAGCCAAAACATATAACTTTTCCACCCGGCTTCACTATTCTTGCAATCTCGTTCTTCGCCTCACTCCAAAACGTCATGCGTCCATCCCACCCATCAATTCCGATTCCGTCATAGCATTCTTTTACCTGTCTTTGCGAATATGGTGGGTCATATAAAACACCATCCACCGATTTGTCCTTGAATTTTTTCAGAAAATCTATCGCCTGTAAATGATAATCCGTCGGTCGTTCAGGATTAAGATCGTTTGTTATCGTTGCAGGGCTACACTCTCCCGCGTATGGGTCAACCCACAACCCATCCGTTATTTCCTGCATGAGTAATTCTTTTATGGGCTTGATTCTGAACGTCCACTTATTAGGCATTGCCCATTGCCTTTCTATCTTCATTTGCTCTTTCCACCTTCCAATCTGTCGGCTATGTGCAAAATTCCTGTCATTGCTTCCCGAATATTCGTGTCTGTGCCTGCCGTGATGGAAAGCACCCGCGCAATGTCCCGCAATTCCTCCGCCGCGGCCACGGCCTCCGCCGCCGCGCCGGATTCTTTCATGCAGTCCGGGCAAAGTGCCAATCCCTCCGCCGTCCGCTTCCCGCACCGTTCGCACGCTTTCAGTTTCATAGCGCGCCACCTATACCGGATAGCCGAACACGACAAGGGTTCCCGTTAGCACCGCGCCGATCAGGAAGAAAAGCCACGCGGCCAGAAGAACCACAAGGGCGGTTTCCGCCCAATCCGCCGCGCGCAAGGCCCACTTCGCCGCAATCAGCGGGCCACGCCTGCGCTGTGCGGCCCGCTTCGCCTCCGGGTCCCCGCGGTTCAAGTCGTATGTATTCGCCTTTGTAGCCGCGGCCAGTTTCGGCGTGAAGTGTTTTCGCACCGTGAAGATCACCCAATAGGCGATCATAAGCAAAATTCCTGCGTTCATCGGTTTCTCTCCATTTCTCCGGCGTGGCCCCGTAGGGCCAGCATTTTTTCACGAACCAGCTTGTCAACGACGCGGCCCGGCGTTTTCTGCCCACTCATGGTCATAAGCCGTTCGAGGTTATAGGCGGTCTGCGGTGTTACCCGAACCGTTAATTTCTGTCTGTGCTGTTTCTTCATTGCTCCCGCTCCTTTCGTGCGCGTAGTCGAGGAATAGAACCGCTCCGTTGAATCGGACCCGCCACGGTTCGAGGTCCGCCGCGGTGACGTATTTTCTGCCGAATCGCTCTTTCATGTCCCGCCAGACTTCCCACGGAACAAAGAAAAAGTCATTTCCGATTCCGGCGCACACAGCGGAGATTGCGCCGTGCTGGTGGTGATGTTCCAGCGCGTCCCGCTGTTCCTGCGTTAGAATGTCCCATTTCAGGCGGTCCGTGGTGGTGTACTTCGCTTCAAAGACGATAGACCGCCCGCCCGCAAGCGTCCCTTGAAAGTCCGGCTGTGCGCGGGCCGTGAACCGCCCCTTGAAAATCCCGTCGCGGCTCTTCTCCAACACGCGGAACGGTTCAGGCGTTTTGTCAGCCGTCGCCCGCCCGCGGGACGCATACAACGCGCACGCGGCTTTTATGGCCTGCTCGAAAAAATGCCCCTGCGCGTTGTTGACCTTGTTTTGGTAGCGCATGGCCGCGCGCTGGTGATCTATCTGCATCGTTTATCCCTCCGTTTTCTCCCGCTCCCGTTCGTCATGGTCTGGACAGGGGAACGGCTCTGTCCGGTAGCACTCTTCGCAACATTCGTCGCACACGGCTTCCCCGCGGCGGCGGTAGTATTCGCAAGGGTGGACCCGCTCGACGGGCTTTCCGCATATCGCGCAATTCACGGCTCCACCCCGCTTTCCAGCGCGGCCCGCCGGGTGTGGTGGTTCATTCCCCCATGTGTACGGCTCCCCGCCGCAATTATCGCGGAACAGGCACTTTCGGCAAGCGTCGTCCGCCGTCCTGCTTTCGCAGTATTCTTTGATAACGGCAACCGCGGCGTTCAATGCTCGCGCCTGTTCTGTCAGGTTGTCCCGCTCCATTCGTGCAACCTCCGTTCTTTGTGACGCTCCAAGTATTCGTCCCAGCTTTCTTTCAGGTATGACCGCCCGTAAATGAACCGCTGTGCGAATTCCTTTTGAAGCGCGTTTGGTATGATTCCTTTTCTCTCGTTCCGCTCCGGCTGGGCGTATATGCTGATACCCTTTAGGCGTTTCAGCCGTTCCACCCGGTAGGCCGCGTTTTCCACGTCCTCCGTGACAAGCAGGTAAATAAACAGGTTATACGGCTTCTTCCCGTGGTTCCCCAGCAGTTCCGCCGCCCGCTCGATTGCTTCAATCTGCGGTATCTGATCGCACGAAAACCGAATGAATCGAATCCATGTCAGCCGCGCCAGTATGCCCGCTATGCGGTCATTGACCAACCGTGCGTCCATGCCTTGATTTAGGTCTATCGCGTACCCGCTCCCGATCATGCTTTCAAGCTGGGAAACCCCGTATTCGGAAGCAAGTATATTGTTATCCATCAGGACAAGTTTGTTCGTGTCCGGTCGCACAACCTGTTTCCATTCTCTGTACGGCTTTATTCCGCCCTCTTTTTCCGGGACTACGCACCACGGGCAATGATTCGGGCAACCGCGGGTCAAATACCCTATCGCGTAGTCGCATTCCGGGTAAATGCTGTAATCAGGAAAGGCCGCGTCGATCTCCGGCGGTAACTTCTGGTTTATCGGTATGTCGTCATATCCGGTCCCGCCGCGTATTACGTCCGGTGGCAAGTACAGGTTTTCCGGCGTGAAGTCAAAAACTTTGCTTGAATACACCCGGTCATAATGGCACATAGGGGACCACCATTCGACGGAATCCCCG